AAAAAAAAGAAGAAAAAAAAAAAAAAGCTAAAAAAACAGTTAAAGTTGAAAAAAAACCAAAAACACCGGACAGAGCCTCCAACCCTCTGTCCGATATTGCTTTGTCGTCGTATTGTTTTGGATAGGAGATGAAGACTGCAAATAAGGATTTTTAAGTCCGTACAATTTGTTATTATGTGTATAGTGTTTTCCGTTTGGTTTTATTTGTCAGCAGCGAGCAAGGTATTTATATTCACGTTCATTAATCGATTTTAAATGAAATTTTGGTATAAGTAGTCATGTTATTTTATTAGGAGTATGTTATGAAACATTGGCACCTTATTTGCAGTCATTAAAATGTTATAAAAAATTAGTGACCAAATAAATAGGACTAGACCTTTATAGGCCTAGTCCTGATTTTATTTAGTTGGTTTTATTATTTACCTGTCCAAGTAGTCTTAGAACCAGTATTACCTTCACCATTACCAGTCAATGTACCATTGAAAGGTTTCATGTTAGTAATACCAGAGTAAGTCATTTCGGATTCATCCCAGATTGTACCTTTACGTACCCAATCAAGTAAGCTTTGAGCTTTCTTGTTTACAGATGGGTTGGCAATAGGGAAACCGGAGAATTCAACAGACAATTCTTTGAAGCCGATATCTTGACGGTCTACGTTGTAGATATTCAAGTCAGCATTTGTAGGTTGAGCAGCTACAATGTAGAATGCTTTTTCTACGTTCATCAAAGTATTATCAGTTACGATATATAAGAAGCTAAATACTTCTTTATCGAAACCAGGGTCTGTGATAGTACCATCTTCAATAAGACCATGATAATGTTTAACTTGTGTTGTTGGATCTTTGATGCCACGCAAGAACAATTCATGAACCTTTGTTAAGATAGAACCAGATTTTTCAAAGTAACGTAATGTGAAAGTAGAAGCAGATTGGCTATTAACTTTGTTGATTACGTTGATATTTTTAACACCGTTTGTTAATTCTGCAGTTTCGGAGTTGATGTTATCAATACCGTCAAGACCACGGAATTCATATTCAAGAATATGAACGTAAGTGTTAATCAATTTAGCATATTGCTCATGTTTTTCAGCTAACTTCTTTAAGAAGAATGGAATATCAAGTACTAAGAATAAACCATAGCCAGATTCAAATTGGTTGAATTGGTAAAGGTTAGCCCAGTCAGTTACACCACGGAATAAAGCATAGTTAGTCAAATCACGAATATCTTTAGTGCCGTCGAAGATAAAATTAACAGCACCGCTTGTACGTTGTTCAGCCATTTTTATCCTCCTTATTAGATCTTGGCACTATTGTTTGTAGTAGCAATTGGAATAGCTACGATACGGAAGATTTCTGCTTGAGCAAAATCTTTGAAAGATACTTTGATTACCGCATATACAATCTTGTTAGCTGCATATACAGAATCAGTTTGGAAATCAATAGAAATAGATGCAAATTTAGAGGAAGATGCATCGATAACTGCTTGAATATCTTTCTTATAGTCTTCAAAGTCTGCACCAGTAATGAATTTATAACGGGATTTAGGACATTGAATACGAATATCTTTAATAAGACCTTGGATATTCAATACGTTATTGATAAAGCTCAATTGTGTAAAGATATCTTGGGATGTATATTCAGTAGCAATATGGAAGATACCATTATAGTATTTACCAAAGTTGATACGAAGATCATCCATTTGGTCTACTTGGTTACCAGCCGGAGTAATCTTAGGTACATAGCTTAAAGTACCTTCGATAATTTCAGGAACTGTCCAACCATTACTTTGACCAGCACAAACTAGAGAACGACCATTAGCAAAGTGCATACAAATCAAACGAGCGATTGCATAGCCCATAGTAACAGTAACTTGTTTCTTAGTATATGGATCATAAGTATCAAAGTATTGACAATAAGTACCGATAAATTTGTTATTGATACCATTGTTAAGTGTCTTAGCATTCTTAATAGCTAGGATATTGGTCAAACCAGTTGTACCCATATCACGGAAGAAGAATACGTCTTGACGGAAAGTAACTAATGCTTCGATAGCACGTTTAGTAATGTGAGGATATGCCGCATCAACTACCACATCGATAGGGTTGTTGTCTGTGTCATAGATTTCATCATTAAAAGTACCATCATATACTTTAGTCATTTCTTTAGCATAAACAGATTGATTATCAGTTACGCCTTTATAAGTTTTGATAGGAGCATCACCGAAAGTTTCACCATTGAAGCCGCCGATCAAAGGATGACCGTTTACGGAATCAAGTTTAACAGTAGCAACACCATCAGTTGTAGAAGTTAAAACTTCAAATGTTTTGAAAGTTTCACCTCTCCAAGTACGTGCAGTGATGATATCAGATTCACGAAGTACTGCTTCATTAATACCAGAAAGGGAAGCAATTTTCGCAAATAACAAATTAACTTGATCTTCGAAACCAAAGCATTTTACTTGTTTAGAAGTACGTTTGATTACGGAGTCAAAGAATAAGTTAAAGCCAGATTCTACTTCATCTGGATTCAAAGAGAATACAATGGATTCCAATGTATTATTGTTTTCTTCGATGTCCAATACATAACGAGTAGATTGAGCAGAGCGGGAAAGTGTAGTATCAGTAGAAATGGTAATGGATTTTGCAGATACACCACGACCATTATCAGTGATTAAGAACAAAGGATAACGATTATCTTTGTTATTTTTGAATTTGTTATAGAAAGCTTCAGCAACTGCTTTATAGTCAGAGCCATATTTATTTTCAGTAGCTTCAAGAGTTTCTATAGAGAAGTTAACTTGACAAACTTTAAACATAGCAGCAACACCGTCGCTACCTGCTTCAGTTTTTGTGTAAAGTGGACGATCTTCTGGTTTGGAAACTGCATCTACGTCAGTTTTCTTCCAGTATAAATCTTCCATTTCATAACTTCCATCTAGTTTTGTTACAGGAGCTCCTGTTACAGAGTCTGTTTTAATTCGAGTTTCTTGACGGGAAATTTCTTTGGTATGAGCTACAACACCAAGCATAGCTAAACGAGAAGTTGGGTCAACAACACGTTTTGCATAAACAATACCACCATTGTTGATTACGTTAGCGGCTTGAAGTAAAGGTTGCCCATGACGTGCAAAGGAAATTTCACCATATTGGTCAAAGAAATCTTTACCTTGCCATTTTGTATATTCTTCAGTGCCTTTGTCGGATGTGAAGCCGGCAAATACAATCGGCCTAACAGTAGAGTCAGCTACATTCAGAGAAGGAATATAACTTTGGTCTTCAAGAATGATTTTTGTACCAATCATAATCTCTTATTTCCTCCTTAATAGAATTAAAATAGTTCTAAACGATCCGATTGGAGATCTATTTAAACTTTTATTCATATGTTATTCCGGGCCCTTTAGGTCATTAGGATCTTTTCCATAGGGCTATCTACCTTATTCTTGTTGATTACTGCGTTTACAACAGCATCATCCCAGTTTTCAGAAGTGATAGAAGTGAAGGCGGAAATATACTTAGGAATCATCTTAATTGATACTGGTTTATATTTATGCATGTCGGTCTCTTTAGCCAATCGGAACGGAACTGATTCATCTTTAGTAGATCTGCATAATTCAGAAATAAGAATACCAAACATCTGAGCAGATATACCGAAGGAAGATCCATTAAATTTAATAGAGTCCATTAAGAAGGTGTGTAATTCATCATAAGGAATTACATTAGGTATATTACCAGTAATCATGAAGATTCTAAACATATTTTCTACGTTCGTAATATCTTCTGGAGATCCAGTGTTCACTATAGCTACATCATCTTTCTTAAATCTAAGAATACGATAATCTACAGGAACTGGAATCTTCTTGTCTAGGATATAGTCTTTGACTTTTTCAACAGAAGAAGGCATACAGGAAATTAACACAGGGTGGTTAAATAGTTTAACTCCATATATCGATTTTCCTTTAGAGTCGAAGACCTCATATGAAAAAAGCCCGAGAGTATTAATATACTCTCCGGCTTCTTCTGCATACTTCATATGACCGTCATTCCTAAAATAATTTTCAGGGATATAGTAAACTAATTCCCCATCTCCCTTAAAGATAAGGGAATTCCCATCCTCTTTAAGGAAGGCATTAACTTTAGTCATAGACATTAGTTTGCACCTCTAGTTTTTTCTAATAGTTCATTGATCTTAGCCATAACATCTTGAACTTCTTTTTTGGTAGCATAAGCAGATAGATCTTGAGCTCCACCGCCAGCTTTAAGTTTTTGCTCTAAAACTGTATTGGTTACGTAGTCATTCAATTTAGTATCCACTTGGCTCTTACTATAGATTGCAGTACCATAATGAGCTGTAGTGATAACAGTATTAGAATTCTTACCATCATATACAGTCAATGCATTAGTACACAATGCCATGGATTTATCTTTAGACCCCATTTCTACATTACCATTTTTATTTATCTTGGCAATAGGAATCCATTTATTATCTGGGGATTTGCCATATAAATATTGTTGGTTTGGTAAGAAGATACCATTTTTAAAATGGGTATCATTAATATGCTCATAAGCAGATTTAACTGGATCATGGACGTAGATGTTAACCATTCCACCCTCATTAGATGCCATATAAATCATACCATTAGCATAAGCAAAGTCTTCAATTTCAATAGTAGAATTGATTTCTACTTCACGTAGAATAGTACCAGCATAGTCAGATTCAACAATTCGATTCAATGTAGCAAATACAATGGTTTTATCCATAAGTAATGCACCATTGGAATCATTGTTTGTTTCATTTACAGTTACTGTAACTTCTTTTTCTACAGCATTAAGATTAGCATAATCATATAATCTTAATTTACGTGTAGCATTAGTATCACCAGGAACTATAGATAATAGTTTCTTGCTACCTTTATTATAGTCAATATTGAAGAATTTATCAGTGTAGTCAGTATAACCATCAACTGTTAAATCGTCATTAAGTCTATAAATTATATTACCATTGGCTGCACCATTAGTAACTAAGATATGAGTACCATCATAAGTCAATGTATTACAATGACCTAAGATATCAGCACCAGTGAAAGATCTTTTAGTTAAAACAGAGAAGTCTGTTGGTGATAATTCATAAATAACTTGTTTTGTATTATCAGAATTAACACATGCAAGAATAAATGTATTCTTTTTAAAGTTATAAGTAAACCCTTGACATTGATTAACGTCAGGATCTAATTTAATATTTGTAACTAAAGTAATATGATCTGCAGATTTAATCTGTGCTAGATTTTTTAAGATTGCTTCATTTACTTTAGTGCTAAGTTTATAAATGTCTTTAGCAACTTCTTGAATTGCTGGGGTTAAAATGTCTTTAATGAGTTGAGTAAGATTCTTCATAGTAATTTCTCCAACTTATCAATCATAGGAAAATATTAAAACTCTATATTTAATTGTTGAAAGAATGAGTATATACTCAATGAGGATGAACCTCATTGAGTATATTACTTTCTTAATCTTGATTGATAGTACCAATAACCATCATCTTAGATAATTCTTCTGCTTTAGTAGGGAAGAGTTCAGAAGATGGTTTATTATCATTTGTTACATTATAAGAATCTTTAGCTACCCATTGTTTAGTTGAATAGTTATATCGTTTAGATTCATCTTTATTGAATAAAGGAATACGATATTTCAAGAAATCTTCATCGGATATTGCTGGATTTGTTTCAGAAATACAACAATGGATATATTTAGCAAAATCAGTAGATCCTTGATTATGAGTTGAATCGAATCTATATCCAGGGGCATTAACTGCATTGATTGCTAAAGACGGCGAATCAGACATTTCGTTATAGTTAGCTAATGATGGCATTACAACTTGAACTCCAGCATCTTCAAATATGTATTTAATAGGTGTAATATTATCCCCAGAATACATATTAGCAAATGAGTTATTAAATACGTTTTGGAATACTTTTGTTCTCATAGGTAATACTACTTTATCAACCTTAACTTCAGATATAGTACTATTATATACTAAAGGTGTTTCATGACCAACTAATGTAGCCTTTGTAATAACTTCATCTCCGGCTTTGAATTTAGTAAATGGGGGAGCAGCAAAGAATGCTTCTCTATACCCTAATTCATATGCTGAATCTGAATCTTTTGATAAATTACCTAAATTTATATTAAAATCAAATTTATGCCCAAATGTTACATTACCAAATGGATAAACTCCGGCTGCACTAGTATTAGATACATCAAAAGTTATAGGTTTGCGTAATAAAGATAATTGATTTTCAATCCAGGAAAGCCCAGTGGAGTATAGATTAAGGCCCGGATTCAATTTATAAGTAGCGGAAGGTGCCCATATTGAATTTTGCTCTGCTACTATGCCATATTTACCAAAGATATTATCTTTTGTTACGACAATACCTTCTGAAACAGTACTACCATACTGATCACCAAATTTATACTCAGCGAATAATATAGAAATTTTATCTTTGCCTAATATTTTATAAGCATTTATATAATCATCAAACATCATTGTTGGATAAATTTCATAATATTTCTTGGTATCAGGAGTGGCAGATGCAACGTCTTCCCAAGTTCTAGTTGAATGGTTATATTTTTTACTACCATCTAAGTTATATAATGGGAGTCTCATTAATATAAATTCTGCATTATTCTGTTTTATTAAAGATGGATCTACATAAATATGAACTAGCTTACCTAAAGCTTCAGCTAATTTAACACTAATACCTCTGAAGTTTTTACTTTGTTCTTTAAAATAAAGTTCCTTCGTTTCGCCCTGTGTCCATTCATTTATAGCTAATGGGTCAGCATTTCTAACAAATTGAGCTTCTAATTCATTAGTCTTATATTCATAGTTACTTCCTTGGTAAAAATTTTTACCAAGAACTCCTGTTAATTTGACTATGATTGGATCATACTGAGTTGTATCTTCTCCACCATAATCACTCATAAGACTTTGGTTTTTATAAAAAAGATGCTTAAGTAATCTATAATCGACTATTACACTATCGCATACTACTTCTTTTATATATTTATTACCAGATAATGCAAACGAGTCACATTTAATTTTTTCAGGAACTTCACCATTTAAAGTGATCTTAGTATTATAATCTGTTAATGATACTACACCACCAAATTGTTTACGATCAGGTTTGCTCCAGTCATCATCACTATTTGATGCTTGAGTTAGATCATAATATTCAGTACCATTATAATTTACTTTCTTATACTCATCTTTAATATCAACGGTTAAATTAATATTATTAATATTTTGAGCACCAGCTGTTAGATACATGTAGTCGGTTGATAAGAAGTTCATATCATTAATAGTCAATTTGACATTTCTATCAGCTTGATTGTCATGAGTACTTTCTAAATGACTCACCAAGTCATCAGTTGGAAAAACATACCTAACTTCTTTTCTTTAGGGATATTATATTCAGTCATTGTAGAAGAGATTAATGTATTCTTTGCATCTAAAATATCAGTTGAAGATGGGGAATAAGTAAATCCACCACTAATATCTAAAGTACCATTAACCATACCTTTAACTTCAGTGGATTTCTTAATATTTTCTTCAGTTTTCTCTGGAAGTTTAGTAACTTCAGAAGCTAGCTTAGAAGATGCACCAGTAGAAGTGATGCCGTTCTTAACTAGAACTTCTTTAACTTCTTGAAGATCATTGTGTAAAAGATTTAAATTTTCTATAACCTTTTCGGTCATATTAGGTGTGTCTGGCATAATTTATACCTCCATTAAACATTTTTACTACCAATAACTCTCATTTTATTAAGTTCCTCGGCCAATTCTGGGAAGATTTGAGTCATTGGTTTATTATCATTCTTAGGGTCATATTGACCAATTAATTGCCATTGACGTAAAGAATAGTTAAATCGTTGATTGCCATCTAATGTAAATAGTGGCAACCGATATTTTA